ATCCAGGAAAAAAGGATATATTTTAAGTGATGAAAACTATAAAATAGTTACAGATTGTATAGGATGGTTAAACAAAATAGAAAAGAAAATTCACGTTTATGATAAATCATTAAATGCGGATAAACTTTATGCTATTCTAATGCAAAAACTTGAAAAGTTTGGAACTTTTGAAGAATTAGAAAATAGAAAAGTATATCATCCTGATAATCCTGATATGTTATATGAAGTTGTTATAGACCATGCAGGACTTTTGAAACCTTCTAATGGAAGAAGTAAAAAAGGAGAAATGGATACAGCTACTGCATATCTTGTTACTTTAAGAAATATGTGTGGACTTTCTCCAACTATTATTCAGCAAATTAATAGAGAACAAAGTAATATTGAAAGATTTAAAGCGGGTAGAACTGGAATTCAACTTTCCGATTTAAAAGAAACTGGAGACATTTCTGATGCTGCAGAAGTTATAATAGCTTTATATGGTCCAAACAGGGATAAACTTAATACTTATAGAGGATATGATATAAAGAAATTAGGAGATTTTATTAGAATTATCCAATTCCTTAAAACCAGATTTGGTAGTTGCGATGTAGAAATTGCAGTAAATTATCAAGGAAAAATTAATGTTTGGGCTGAGCTTAATAAGAAATTTATACATATCTAATATTATAAAATTTTTTTGGATTCAATAAATTTTAGGATATATTAAAATATAAAAATTTAATATATCATAAAAATGAAAATTCAAAAAGAACAAATTGAAAAAATTCGTGTAGAAACCGAATTAGGAAAAACTGCAAAAGAAATTGCAGAGATTCTAGGAATAACAGTAGGAATGGTAGAATATCAACGTTATAAAAATGGATGGAAATCTAAATATAATCCTACTATATTATATCCACATTTAGAAGAAATTAAAGATTATGTAAATAAATTATATTCTGATGAAAAAATCGCAGAAATATTTAACTGTAATAAAATTACTGTATTTAATTTTAGGAAAAAATATAATTTAGAAAGAAAGAATTTAAATTCTAATGATGCAATTGAATTATCTAATGAAATGGTTGAAGTTTTATTAGGAACTTTAATGGGAGATAGTTCTTTACAATTTAGAGGAATTTCTTCTAGATTAGTTTGTGAACATAGTATAAAGCAATCAGAATATGTATATCATTTAGCAGAAATTTTTAAATCTTTAAATTCTAAAGTAAAATTAACAAGACAAGATACTAAATATCCTTCTATATCTTTAAGAACAGACAGTTATCCTAATTTAACTAATTATTATAATGCGTTTTATAAAAATGGTAAAAAAGTAATTCCTTTTGAGTTGTTTGATAACTTTACTGAAAGAAGTTTAGCTTATTTAATAATGGATGACGGATTTCCTATAAGAGGAAAAACAGGAAATGTTATATCTATAGGAATTGCTTTGTGTAATTTTTCTGATGAAGAATTAGAGAAATTTATTGATTTTTTAAATAAAAAATTTGATTTAAATTTTGGAATAGCTAGTCATTATAATAAACATTATGACAAAACATATAAAGATATTGTATCTTATGCTAGTGGATATAAAAAACTAAAAGAATTAATAAAACCATATATATTAGATTGGGCATTGTATAAAATTGAAGGCTCAAAATCTCGTGAATCTGAGAAAATCCAAAGCCCTTTGGATAACTCTAATCCAAGTCATTTAGAAATAAATGAAAGGATCAACGACTAGTAGATACCGTCTTAACAAGTGGTGTTGAAGATGATGAACTACCAAGAGTGCGGGACAACAACCTATGTATACCAATACTTAAAAGTTGTTGAAGAAATAGTCTGAACTATACATATATATAAAAGTATAGAAGTATAATTTAAACGATTATACGATAACATAATTGTCCTTTACCTAATGATATTTATGATTATGATAAATATATAACACCAGATTATTTATTAAAAAATAATGAAGATGAAGAAGAAATAAAAGAAGATAATACTCAAAAACAACAATTTAAATTAATTATTTAAGTATGGCTTGTGAAACTCTGTGTATTTACGGAGAAAGTGGTACTGGAAAAAGTACCAGTTTAAGAAACATGAATCCCGAAACTACTTTTATTATTAGTACTACGGGTAAACCTCTACCTTTTAGAGCTTGGCGTAAGAAGTATATTCCTTTAGTAATTGAAAAAGATGAAAAAGGAAAGACTAAATCTATTACAGGTAATTATTATATCAGCTCTAATTGGGAATCTATTTTAAAAATATTGAAGGTTATTAATAAATTAATGCCTCATATTAAAACAGTTGTTCTAGATGATATGCAGTACATATTATCATATGAATTTGTTGATAGAGCAACTGAAATTGGTTATACTAAGTTCTCAGAATTAGCTCAACATCTCATGGAGATTTTGAGATATTCAGAACAAATGAGAGAGGATTGTACTATGTGTTTCCTTACTCACTCTGAGAATGTAGGAACCGAAATTGATCCTAAATATGTTATTAAAACTGTAGGAAAACTTCTTGCAGAAAAAGTAACCTTGGAAGGATTGTTTACCTATATCTTCTGTACTAAAGTAGAAGAAGGAGATGATGGCAAGATGCAATATAAATTAGTTACCAACAATGACGGTAAATGTCTTGCTAAAACTCCAATGGATATGTTTGAAGATATGGAAATTGATAATGATCTAAATGAGATACTTAAAGTTATTAGAGAATATAACGGAGAAGGAGACGAATTATAATGGAATTAGAAATTCAATCAGCTAAACTTGTTTTATCTATTGTAGATAAAGAAACAGGAGAAATTATTACAAGAGAAGCTACTCTTGGAGATTTTAAAGAGGTAAAGAAATCTTCTTCATCTAGTGGAACTAGAACTCGTAAACCTAAGGATGATGGTGATCCAAATCCTAAAGCAACTCTTCTTGAAGGTAAAATTCAATTGAATAACGCAGCAATGGAATTAACTGGATGGGAAGCAGAAATGAAAATCGATATTAGATTTTTGAAGAAAGGAAGAGTTATAATTCCTGTTATGCTTGAAGATCCTGCTAAAGGTAATAGATTAACTAAAACTAATACTATTAGTTGTCGTGGTTCTAAGCATGATAATTTAGCTGAATATGGTACAGTATTTGAGGTTGTAGCTTATGAAGAGAAAGAAGGATGGTTTAAGTTGGTAGGCGATGCTCCTCAAAAAGAAGATGATATAATTGATGTTCCAGAAGAAATTTCTAATCCTGATGAAAATGAAGATATAAATGTTGATGATGGAATAGAAGCTGGAGACATTGATTTTGATTTGGATATGTAATAATAGATATTAATTATTATAGTAGATAGTTAAAATCACAGATGTGTGATTTAAAAAAATGTAAAAATGTAATAATTGATATGAATAATTTTAATTTTAATGGTCTTGCTGAAACTAGTTTTACTAATAATGGTCCTCAATATCTTCGCCCATACGATATTTACGAAGTTAATTTAACTAAGATTGAAAAAAGTACTTTGAAGGGTAAAGATGGCACAGAATACGGTGTTGTTACTCTTGAATTTAAGGGTTGTGGAGATAATACTGGAGTATATAATCATAATCTATTTATTCCTAATAAAGATTCTGATTTTGAGAGAAGAGTAAACGAAACTAGCGGTGTTCATTATCCTTCTGCATTTGAGCAATTCCAATTTACTTTGATGCAGCTTACTCAAGTAATTAATCCTGCTGGAGCTAAGAAGATTATAGAAAATGCTTCTAAACTTAAGAGTTTGGATCAATTTATTGATTTGATTGTTAAGGCTCTTACTGGAAAGAATGATGTTAAGTTCTTCTTGAAGCTTGTAGGACGTAATCAAAATGGTTCAGTTTATTCTACTATTCCTAACGCTTGTGTATTGAGCAAGGGTGCTACAGCAGATACAAAGCCTTCTGCTATTAATTTTGTATCTCTTGATAAGAATTTGTTAGCATTTACAAATTATGAAATGACTCAAATGAAGTCTTATAAGAATGCAAAGCCAACTAATATGGAAGCTAAATCTACCGATTCAAATAGCTCCGAAGAAACAATTGACTTAGATGATATTGATTTAGGTTAAAAATTAAAGGATTCTTGATTTATGTTTTTTTCATCATTACAACCAAATATAACAAAAGACTTTATTCTTTCTAAAATAAATCAGGAATCTATAATGCAATACTATACTGGATTGGACGTTAGCTCTAAAAAGCTAATGCTCAGTCCATTTAGAAATGATCATAAAGTTACTTGTTCTTTCTATAAATCTAAATCTGATATATTATATTTACATGATTTTGCTACTAATGAACATATTAATTGTTTTCAGATAGTAATGAAAAAATTTAATGTTAATTATTATGAAGCATTAGATATAATAGCAAAAGATTTTGGATTAATAGAAGGAACACATAGTAACAAAACAGCACCTATTATTATCCAGCCTTTAAAGGAAACTGAATCTGCAAGAATACAAGTCCAAATAAAAAAATATTCCAATAAAGAATTAGAATGGTGGAAACAATTTGGTATATCTGTTAAAACATTAAAAAAATTTCATGTATTTTCTATAGAACACGTTTTTCTTAATGGAGAATTAAAATTCACATCTTCTGACAAATGCCCAATTTATGGATATTATTTTGGAAAGGATAAAAACGGAATTGAAAAATGGAAAATATATTTCCCATTAAAAACTGAATATAGATTTCTAAACAATCTTTCTAAAAAAGTACTTCAAGGTTATCATCAACTTCCTAAAACAGGAGAATTACTTGTTATTACAAAATCTATGAAAGATTTAATGGCTATGTATGAATTTGGAATACCTGCTGTTAGTCCTAATAGTGAAACTCTTTTTGTAGATGATAAAAAACTAGAAGAATTTAAACAACGTTTTAAACACATATTAGTAATTTACGATCAAGATAAACCAGGTAAACATAATATGTGGTTAATTCGTAAACAATATCCTGAATTAAATTACTTTTATATGCCCTGGTATTTAGCAAAAGATTTTACTGATTCTATTAAATTAGTTGGAATAGAGAATATGAAAGAATATGTTAATGAATTTATGTCTAATTATAAATTTAAATGAATAAACAAGAATACTTAGAATCCTTAAATAAGGATGATTTATTTTTCATTATTAAATATGGTTTAAGAGAGAGTAATGCTCCTGCTGATGTAACAGTAGAGGATATTTATTATGTAATTCAATGTAATCCGTTATGAAAGTTTACATAGCTAAAGATTGGACAGGTTCTAAAGTATTTGCTGAACCTCCAGTACTTATGAAATGTGGAGGTATGCCAGATATATGGTCTGGTCATAAACTTCCATTTGATATTACAGGTTCTTTTGCAGAGAGTGAAATTCCAAAAGGACAATATTTAGAAAGAAATATTTGGTGGTCAATAGTACATATAATAAAATGATATTAACAGAAGATAAAATTGATACATTACCTATTTCAGATTATGATAAAGGATTATTAAAAGCTTTATTAATAGATTTAGAAGAAATAAATCATAGTTTGCCTCTTAAAGCTTCTAATATAAACATAGTTTGGATAGATGAACATACTGAATATTCACCAGAACGAACAGATCCTTGTCCAGATTATTATGGTATGTATAGATTATGGCAAGGAAATAAAACGTTAGGAGTAGAAATGGATTTAGAAACTTTAGATTATGTTTTAGCTGTTCTTAGTGATATTTTTGTAAATGAATAGAAGATACTTTATTTAATTAATAATAAATTAATATGTCAAAGAATTAGCAGCTTAATACAGGAGTCAAAATAACTGACAGAGGTGGCAATACTTATGTATATGATAGTATTGAAAAAGCTTCTGAAATGACTCAAATGAGTGTTCAAACACTTAAAATAAGAGCAAATAAAAATAGTGTTCCAAAAGATGGAATACAAGTAGATTGGTTAGATCCTAAAACTAAAAAACACTACACTGCGAAGAGATCTAAGCAAAAAGGTTCACAACTTGAGCTAGATGTTATTCATAGACTTAATGAAATAGGTTATAATACAGTAAGTAGTCGTTCTAATAGTAAAAATCTTGATAATGCTAAAGTTGATGTTGATGATTTAACTGGAAATTTACCAGTTTATATTCAATGCAAAGCTACTCAAACTACTCCTTCTTATTTTAAAATAGAAGAAGAGTGTCCATTAAAAGATAAAGATTTTGTAGTAGTTTGGAAAAAACAAGATAAAGATGGAGGTCAATCTCCCGGAACTATTTTTATGGCTCCTTTAGAATTATTATATGATTATTTAAAATTAAAACTAAATGAATAAGTATTTATTGCAAGACATAAATGATAGTGTAATTCCTATGACTGTAGTAATTGCTAAAGATAAAACTGAGGCTTTATGTAAAACAATCAAAGGTCTAATATCAGATGGTATTTTAACTGATGAAGATATTTGTGATAGTTTAGGAATATCTTTAGACAAATTTGAAGAACTTAAAACATATGAATAAATATGTTTATGCAGAGGCTACTCAAGATTATTGGCCTCAAATTAAAACAGTATCTGCAAAATCTTATAATGATGCTGTAGAAAAATTGATAATACAATATGGTAATGAATTGGATGATGATAAAATTTTAGATACTATTGAAGATTGGAATCAACTTAGTGAGTATTTAAATGATAATTATACAATTGCATTATCTGATTTAGAAGATTATGATGAAATATGAAAAGAGAAACCTATGTAAAAAGATTGGTTACTTCTTATAATAACCTTTCAGAAGAAGAAAAAGAAACATTTAGATTTGAAACTAATTTGGTGAAGAATGATTAAATGTTTAAGAATAGGTTGTGATCTTGATGATACAATCTTTGGATTTTCTAAGGGATATATAAAACGTTTTAAGAAATGGCCTAAATATGATTGGGCTGTTACAAGAAATGTTGAACATATTCTTTCTAAAGAAAGAGATTTTTGGGTAAATCTTCCTGTTATTAGAAGACCTAATTTTGAACCTAAACTTTATTGTAGTTCTAGAGTTAATAAAAAATGTTGGACTAAAAAAGCAATAGAAATTAATGATTTACCTAATAGTCCTTTATTTCAAGTTCCAGGTTATAATATCCCTAAATCTAAATATATAAAGGGAAGGGTAGATGTATTTATTGAAGATTCTCCTCATCAATGGAAATCTTTAAATATGTCTGGAATTCCTTGTCTATTAATTAATGGAGATAATAATAAAGAATATGGTCCAGTTCTTAAAATCTATTCATTAGATTATGAAGAAATTGAAGATGCTTATTATTTAGCATTAGAACTGGGAATATTTAAGGAATTTGACAAATATTTTGATAAATGACACTCGATAATGAGTTAATTAAGAAAGTAAAAATAACTCCAATATTAGATTCTTTAAAATTAGAGGATATTAGTGATGAAGAATATTTCTCTGAAAAATATTCTGATTATATAAGTAATTCAAGACTTGGAAAACTTCTTACTGATGGAGCTGAATCATTTTTTGAAGGAATTAAAAGTGATTATAATCCAAGTTTTGAAACAGGTAGTCTTATACACACAATGGTTCTTCAGTCGGAAGACTATGAAGTAATTGAGGGAGTATTTAAGCCTACTGCAAAAGCTGGCATAATGGCTGAAAAATTATA